TTTTTTAAAAACAGAAAAAATGGAACGTACAAACAAAAAATTGGAATGGAGAAAACTTGGGGGTGGTTCTTTGCATTGGAATCACCAAATCATTAAACCCGGGCAAATTTTTAAGGCGTCAAAGGACGAATTGCCTGAGGCATTCATGGATTCCTTGGAATGTTTGTCAGTCTTGCCAGAAAAGCAACAGGAGGAAGTGAAGGAAGAAGAGGCTAAAAAACCAGTTTACAAACTGAAAAAGAACGAGAAGCTCTCTGTTAAAGGTGCTCCGGTCTATGACATTGTAGACGGAGATGGCAAAGTGGTGTCAGAGGAGCCATTGCCGAAGAAGGAAGCTAATGCAATCATTGAAGAATTGATTTAATGCCATGAGCTGGATAGTTCCTAGAATATGGCAAGGCGGGGATGCCTGGATAATTGGTGGAGGTCCATCTATTACTAGGCAATTTGAGATTCCAGACGAGGTGGTTGCAAAAGTATTGCGTAAGGAATTGCCAATTAGTTCGTATGAGGCGTATTTAGGGGCTATAAGGCATAAACATACCATAGGTGTTAATATTGCTTTTCTGCTCGGTGATTGGATTGATTTCGCGTTCTTTGGCGATAAAGGCTTTTTGTTGAAATGGCAGAATGACTTAAAGCAATTTCCAAAACCAAAGGTGTCATGTAATCCAGTAGCTACAAAGTATCCTTGGATAAAGTTTTTGGATAAAGACAGAAATAAAAACTTTGGGATTTCAAACAAACCTGGTAGGGTGTCTTGGAATAACAACAGTGGTGCCGCGGCAATTAATTTTGCAGTACACCTTGGAGCGAAGAGAATTTTCCTCCTGGGTTTTGATATGCAATTAGTGAATAATCACCAACATTGGCATAGTCAGTATCATGTTGGAAAATCAAAGCCTAAGTCATTGCCTTTTGCCATGCACTTGCAGGCATTTCCAGATATTGCTACAGATGCCAAGAAAATGGGAATTGAGATAATCAATGTAAGCCCGGATAGTAGGATTAATGTGTTTCCAAAAGTAAGTTTGAAGGAGGCACTTCAATGAAAAATGATTTGAGAATAGTATTAGTTTTAAAGTCAGGAGGCAGGTACACTTTTGAAGATGTAGAGAGATTGGCTACTGCGTTGGAAATACATATGCCTTTAGCTTCGGTATATTGTTTATACGATAAAGATGTCAATCAATCAAAAATAGACAAAGTAAACATTATTCCTATGCCTTACGGAGGTTGGGAAGGCTGGTGGTCTAAAATGAATCTATTTAGTCCTTCTACTGAGATTGAGAAACTTCGTCCTTTCTTGTACATGGACTTAGATACATTAATACTTGACAGCTTTGAAGAGATTATTCCAAGAAATAAGAACCTGTTCATTACACTGGAAGATTTTTATGCCAAGAAACAAATTGCATCGGGGTTGATGTGGATACCTGCAAATAACATGACTGATTATGTTTGGCATTATTGGTCTTATAATCCAGTAGGGAACATACGCAGATACAGAGGTGACCAGGATTTTTTAAGGGCAGTATGTACAGTTGATACGTATTTTCAAGATTATTATGATGGTATTGCAGATTTTAAACCGTTGCCAAGAATGCAACCTTTACAAGAACGTCCGGAAAAGGCAAGCATTGTTTGTTTTCATGGTAAACCAAGTATTCCTGAGGCATCAAAAAGTATTGAATGGGTAAGAAAAGAAATTAATTACAAGGCAAATGAGGTCATACAGTAAATCACCGATATTGATAACTGGAGTGCAACGTTCCGGGGCAAGTATAGTAGCTCGAATACTTGCCTTATGCGGCGTGTATACTGGCGACATTAACAAGATGTATGAAAACAAAAAGCTGTTAAAGTTGTCCCAGGAACTTTTACTAAATCAAACAGTTATTGAGTCAAAACCGGATGTGCTGTTTACACAGGTGAAAGAAATCCCTGTTGATTGGCAAGAGAAGATATCCAGTATAATGCCGGCAGACGAACAATGGATATTCAAGAGCTACTTGAATACTCAGTTATGGAAGGTTTGGAATTATGCCTATCCGAATGCTAAATGGGTTATTGTTCGTCGACGTTCTGCGGATATTATTAATTCTTGTCAGAAAACAGCCTATATGACCATGTTTCGGGACAAACAAATTCAAGAATTTGTCGGAGTAAACAATGAAAAGGAAGGATGGTTATGGTGGATACATAAATACGAGAATGCCTGGGTAGATATGATTTCTAGTGGGCTAAATTGCAAGGTGGTTTGGCCGGAAAGAATGGTGACAGGAGATTATGCCCAGATGTATGAATTAATTGAATGGTTAGGGTTAGAATGGAACAGCAAAATTGTTTCTACAATTGACCCATTACTTAGAAATGCAAGGAGGTAACAATGGCAGCAAGAGTGACGGCAGCAGAAGTAAAAGAAATACTTGAAAATTCAAGTCTATCTGATGCAAATGTGGAAACATTTATAACGGGGGCTAATGTATTCATAACAGAAGCTCTTGGAGACAAGAATTTGAGTGAATCTCTGTTAAAGGAGATTGAGAGGTATTACACAGCCCATTTAATTGCCCTCACAGTCGAAAGAATGGCTTCTAAGGAGGGTGCAGGGGGTGCGAGCATAACTTATAACGGAACGTACGATAAAGGGCTTAAATCATCCCCATACGGACAAATAGTTTTGACCATGGACACGACAGGGACATTGGCTAAAATGGATGGAATGAAATCCGCCAAAACAATTGCAGTTAAAAGTTAAAAAATTTGAGTCATGGGAGTTGAGAAGTTCATAAAGAAAATATCAGTGCAAAAGGCTGTATATTGGGGTGCTCCAAAATCTGATGGTTATGGAGGCTACACCTTTTCAGAACCAGTTGAGATTGATTGCAGATGGGAGGGTGTGACAGAACTAATCACAAACAAGAACGGAAAAGAAGTTGTAAGCAATGCCAAAGTATTAGTCACACTTGATTTGGACAAAGGTGGATACCTCCATTTAGGTACCATGGAAGAGGGTGTAGATTACTCCAATCCAAAAGACATTGAAGAGACGTATGTCATTCAAAAAATTGAAAAGATACCGATGATAAGGTCGGCTACGGAATTTGTAAGAATAGTTTATTTGTAAGAATATGACAGAAGGAGCAAAAATAGAAGGGTTTGAAAAGGTAATGGCTAATCTACATAAAGAGGTAGCCAGGATTGAAGGAGTCACTGTTAGTGGGCTTCAATTAGCAGCTGCCAAGATACGTGTAGATATGGACAAGACAGAACCTTTAATTCCGGTAGATAAAGGGAATTTAAGAGCGTCATGGTTTGTTTCTTCTTTTCGGACTTTAAAAGGTCCAGGTGTTGTAATGGGGTTTAGTGCTAATTATGCGGCATGGGTTCATGAAATGGTTGGAGCTCATTTTAGGAAGAAAGGAGCCGGGGCAAAGTTTTTTGAAGCGTCAATAAAGAGAAATGAAAAGGCTGTTTTAGAGATAATAAGAAATAACGCAAAAATACGATGAACCCGATTACAGAAGACATAAAAGACATGTTAGTTGCCGAGAGCTCATTAGGTCTGGTTTTTGGCACTAATTTATTTATCGGAAGGGAGCCAGATGCTCCAGATAATTGCGTCACTATATTTGATACTGTAGTGGCTGAACCTGTGTTAACTTTGGATAAGCGTACCATTGAAAGACCTTCATTCCAGATAAGGGTTAGAAATAATTCTTATTTGAATGGGTACGCAACTATTCGAAGTATTGCCGATACACTTCATTCGAGGGCACACGAAATTTGGAGTGGTACGTTGTATATGGTTATTTACATTCTTAATGGTCCGAATATGTTGGATTGGGATGAAAATAACCGTGTAAGGTTTATTGTTAATTTTAATACTCAAAGAATAGGAGGTTTGTTATGAACAATGCTGTAAACAGTGTAGGAACAACTTTCAAAAAATGGGTAGCTTCCGCCTGGACGGATATCGCTGAAATCAAAGGCATTACAGGCCCTGATTTAACGAGGGACACAATTGATGTCACTACATTGGCTTCAGTTGGTGGTTATCGGGAATTTATAGCCGGGTTCAGAAATGGAGGGACAGTTACTTTGTCCATGCACTTTACCAGGGCAGGCTACGATTTAATGAAAGCTGATTTTGAAAGTGATGTTCCACAAAATTACGAGATTGTAATACCAGATGCTGGTGCAACTGCAATCGAGTTTGAAGGATTAGTCACAGAGCTCCCTTTAACAATCAATGTTGGGGATGCAATCACGATGGATGTGAAAATAAAAGTGTCGTCAGAACCAGTTGTTAGTTCAGGTGGTACTGCCGCTCCTTAATTCACGAACAAAGGTAAGTAAACACACTAATCAAGTGTATTTTTTAAATTAAAAATTCAATCAAAATGTTATTAGACAGAAAAAAATTATTACAGAAAGAAGACCTGGATATCCAGAAAGTTGATTTGGGTAATGGAGATTTCGTTTATGTCCGGCAAATGACCGGTAGAGAACGAGACAGATTTGAACAATCTTTGGTTCGTAAAGTCAAAGTCAAAGGAGGTGAAGAGTACCAAGGAAGTTTGGGTGATTTCCGTGCCAAATTAGCTGTAGTCACTATTTGTGATGAGAAGGGGGATTTGTTATTGCATCCGGAAGATGTCACTACGTTAAGCACAAGTATGAGTGCGATGAAATTGGAGAAGATTGTTAACGTGGCACAAAAGATAAACAGCATTACTGAGACGGACAAGGAGGAATTGGTAAAAAACTCCGAAGCCGCCCAGAGCGGCAATTCTATTTCCGGTTAAGTAAGGCATTAGGTTATCCGCATCCGGATTATTTGCTTGCAGAATTAACATCAAAACAAATAAGTGAATGGCAGGCATTTGATAGAATCAGTCCAATAGGACAAGAGCGGGATGATTTCCATTTCTCATTTTTAGCGTCGTTGATTACAAACTTGGCTATACGGATACATGGAAAAGAAGGTGCCAAACTTACCAGTGTGGAAGATTTTAGATTTGAATGGGGTAAGACAGAAGAAGATAATCAAGAACAATTAGCAGAAGAAATTAAACGCGTTTTTATGAGTTTTAAAAACAAGTAAGAAATGAATATAGGGACATTAACAGCGACATTAGGGGTAAACACCGTAGGGCTTTACCAGGCTGAACAGCGTATGAAGGCTTTTGAGACATCTGCCAAGGCAAGTATGGCACGTGTGGATGCAAGCCTTAAAAGTGCCGGAGCCTCTATGAAAGCATTCGGGAAGGCTGCCAATAAATACCTTACTTTACCCCTTGCCTTAATTGGAGGTGCTTCTGTAAATGCCTTTAAAAAATATCAGGAATCATTGGCTAAAATTGTTGGGTTAGTTGGTATAGCAAAGGATAAAGTAGCCGCATGGGGTAAAGAAATATTGAAAATAAGCCCTGGGCTGGCACAAGGTCCAAACGAATTGGCAAAGGCTTTGTTTTTCATCACATCAGCTGGTATTCGTGGTGCCAATGCGATGAAGATTTTGAAAATGTCGGCAGAGGCATCTAATGCAGGATTAGGGGATACAAAGACAGTGGCT